GCACGTCAAGTGGCTCGCCTTTGGTTGCAGTCCAGGTACGCCCCAACGACGCAACCTCAACCTCGTCATAAGGGCCGACGTATGTGACTTTCATGTGCTCTCCTAGATGCGTGCCCGGCAACGGATACCGGAACTGATGACATAGCCGTAACCTTCGTCCTCACCGGTCGGGTCACCCGACGGGCGTTGGATCTCATTCCACAAAACTCCGGAACCACCGGCTGCGTAGTTGTCTCTGACTACGTCCTCAACGACAGCCCACAACTCCCACGCTCGGGCCATTGCTTCAACCGCCGTGTAACCGGGCCACACAATCGAGACGTACAGGTCAATCGTGTAATCCTCATCTCGGCGGTGGCTGCCAATACCCGCCCACTCCTGTGAGCCGTTGACACCACCAAGCATGACGAGCTCACGCTCCACTTGACGTGGCAAACCCAACGACACTGACGGTGTGCGGGTCGGCCAATCAGCAGCGTTCAACAAGTCAAGCAGCGCCGTGATCGTTGCCGGAACCGTTGACGTAGCCATCACGCCACGCCGGGGATACGCATCGAGTAACGCCGCAACGCAACGTCGACATCGGGAATACCAGTGATTGAACCGGCACGGCCCGCAACGAGTAGCGAGTAGGTGCCACCGGCGTCAGAGGTAAACGTCGTCGCACGATCTGGCACGCCTCGGTTGGTGCGGTTGACTACGTCACGCACCCGCATCATGAACGCATCAAGCAGGTCAGCTGGTGGCCGATCCATACCATGCTCATACTCGACGACAAGGTTGGCGAACCCCTCAGGGAATGCGTCACCGTCAACACGTTTAGCAATACCAGGTACCGAGTCAGGGATGGCAGCCAACTCCGTTGCCGTGAACGCCTCAGCGTTCAGGTCGGTGTCGTAGTCCAAGACGCTGCGCATCGACCGCAGGTACGGGTCAGGGAGGAGCAGCTCGTCACGACCGTTGCCATCAAGGCGAGCCCGACGGTAACGAGGTACAAACGCACACCCGCAGAACTCCTCAAACTCGGCCTCAACCTTTTGGCGTGCCGCAATGATTGCCGCCGCCGGATACTTCCGAGTGTCGGCAAGTACGTCGTCGTTGTCGCGTATCTGTTTCACGCTGGCGTAGTAGCCGCCGACCACTTCAACGAGGGTGCGTTTGGCGGTGGTGCCGTTAGTCCATACGGCAACAAGGTTGTCGAGCTTTGAGTTTTGCGCCGCTGTCAATGTCACGGTGCGCACACCGGTGGCACCGACCGTGGTGGCAGTACCAGCAGCAACAAGCACAGTGCCGTCACCGCGTGACACTGTCACAGTGACCGTGCCAGCAGGCTCGGCAAGGTCACCATCCTGGTCATAGAACCGGACGGTCAGCGTCGCAGCAGAGCCGACGAGTATCTGTTCGTCAGCAACGACAGGACGCACAGCCGTCAGACCTTGGGTGCCGTTGACTTACGCGCACGCACCTTGGAGGTCGCAGCGTTCTCGGGTGCCTCTACCGCAGCAGCCACAACCGGCGCCGCAGCCTTCGCCGCTGGTGCCGCCATGTCGGCTGCAATCAGATCGTTTGCCTCGGCGTCAGGCAGGTCAATGACCTCACCAATGCCGGGCCAGTCGTTACCGTCTCGCGTGCCGGTCATACCGACCTTCATTGTCACAAGCATGTTGCGCCCTTCTCATCGAGGTGCGTGGCCTGGCATCCGAAGATGCCAGGCCCATCACCGTGAACTACCAACCGCCTACGATCAGGCAGCGTTACCAACAAACAACTTCACTGCACCGGTGCGGTCGGCAAGGGTGCCGTCAGCGCGGACGATGGCACGGAAGGTGACAAGGTCGGTGCTGAATGCAAAGTCGTCTGAACGCTCAAAGCGAATGCCGCCAGCGATGCGGGCGTAATACGCAGAGATGTCACCGAAGATCACTGACTTTGCCGAGAGGGCAACGGCAGCGACGTTGGGATCGGTGAACACTGGCTTGCCAAGCAAGGTGTCGGGCTGGCCGACAATGAGCGATGGCTGCCACAGGTACTGGTTTTGTGAGTCCTTGAGCTTACGGACAGACGCCAGCGTGGCGTCCTTCATGATCCATGCGCAGCTCGTCGAGTTGCGGTACGGAGCAATGACCGAGAAGTAAAGGTCAATCAGGTTGTCAGCAGTGAACGCACCCGACACAGATGCCGAGCCAGTCACGCCGGTGCTTGCACCAGTCACGATGCCGGAAGGCTGCGAGGAGCCAGAGCCGGTGATCAGGTGGACACCCATTGCGTTACCAACGGCACGGCCAGCCTGACGGGCAAGGTACCCGAGCAGATCAAAGCCAGTGTCAGCAACGAGCTCGGATGACGCCTGAATGGAAAGTCCGTACTTGTACGCACCGAGGGTCCGCTTCACGAACGCCGGGTCGGACTCGGTCAGTGAGCCACCCTCAGAGATGAGAGCGCCAGAGCTGTGAGCTGTGGTGACCGGGATTTCAAGGTTCTCACCTGCGGCGGTGTTGATGACCGTTGCGCCAGCCTGCAAGATTGCAGACGACTCAATCATGTGCTCCCACACTTGACCGTAGAACGAGGTCGGGACAGTGTCGCCACCAGCGGTGCTGGTGCCCTTGGTCAGGTCACGACGCTCAGCCGGAACCACAACCGACCGAAGTTCACCGCGGCCAAGTGCCCGCAGCTCGTCCTCGATTGACACGGCAGCCGGAGCAGCTGGTGTCTCGGGTGTGCCATAGCGACCGAGCGCAGCTTCGATGTCAGCGTTGCGCTTCTCGTGATCGAGCACGACAGAGATGCGCTCGTCAAGGCTGGCAAGGTGGGCGTTGCCCTTTACCCATGAGCCTTCTTCTTCGGCAGTGAAGTCGCGGCCTTCGGCTGCGGCGGTGTCACTGATTGCACTGATCTCATTCCACGCTTGCTGGCGTGCGGCATGCAGCCGACGGAGTTCTTCGTTGGAGCTCATGTTGAGCCTTTCGTTTGTGGCCGGGCGCGGCGCGTCAACGGCAAGAGAATTGGGTTGCACTTCGGGCGTTAGCGGAGGGTGGCTCGGGCTAACTACGCGGCGGGTTACGTCGGCCCCGCCGAGCCGTCTGCGATTCACCGACCGGGATTTCGTCCGAGGCAGGTTCATCGGTTTCAGTAGCCGGTACCTCAGGAAGGTCACGACTAATGAGCTCACCAAGGCGGCCAAGATTGGCGGCCTCGGAGACCTGCTCAAACGGCAGGTCAACAAAGGAAGAGAACGAACGCAACGCAACCGCAGCGTCACCGCTCGCAGTTTGCAGATACGCAGGAGATGCAACAGGCCCGAGCTCGTAAAGGCTCAGCTCGGTGACACGCCGCAGAGGGAACCCGGTGTCAGTCGTTGACCACTCGTCGGCACGCACAGAGAAACTGAACGAGGAGCCACGCACCTTGCCGGTCTTGATCTTCGCCATGACACGCTGAGCGTCAGGGTCAAGCGGGTCAAGCAGCATCGAATACATCAACCCGGTTGGATCAACGACAAGGTCAAGGGTGCCGCTGTCACGGGTGGCAAGCAGGATGTCGAGGTTGTGATTGAACGAGCCAAGGACGTTGCGCTCAGCGCGGCTGATTGTGGAGTCAAAGGCGTGCGGGTCAATCACCTCAACGAACCCGCCGAGGTCTTGGCTCACCATGTCAAACATGGCGGCATACCCGGTGATGGTTGAGGTGTCACCCTCGGCACGCAACTCGGGTGCAGCAATCTGACGGTATGAACGAGTCTCAAGCATTAGGCGCTCCTGGTATCTGTGACGCCGGAGCCGCAGCCAGCGGGCCACGGTCCTCAAGTTGGCGCACCTCGTCAACCGTCAAGAACCCTGACGACAACGCGGTTGCATAGGACGAGTACCGGCTGGCCAGATCAGACCGCAGCAACGCACCGGTATTGAACCGAGCAAACTGCGGACGTGGCATCTGCGCCGAGAGAATCTCTTGGATGAGAACAAGGTCAGCGTTGATCGAATCAACAAGGAACTGCTGCGCCTGCTGCTCACGATTTGCGTAAGTGATTGACTGGCCTGACGCTGCCAGCCCAATTTTCTCGGGTGGCACCCCAAAGATTTGGCAGATGCTGAGCGCCGCATGGTTCATCGTCCCAATGAACTGCGACTCGTCAACGTCGGTGGACACCTTCTCGTACTTCAACCCTGAGCCCAACACAGCTGGTCGGCGTTTACGCCATGAACCCATGACCGACGCACGGATGCGCTCGGCCTGATCGGCGTCGAGCTCGGTGTCGGCGTACAAGATTGCTGACGGCACCGCACCGTTGCGGAACCAGTCAGACCCAAACGCTCTGGCACGGATCGACAACTCAACAAGGCCCGACCGTTGCAGCGGTGAGATACCCAGCGGTGAGCCGGGCACCGGGAACCCTGGCACCACGATCACGTCAGCAGCATTCAACGCCTGACCACTCAACGTGAACGACACCGGACCAGCCGTCACCGACTGCTGCGTTGTCACCTTTGTCGGGTCAAGCCACTCAACCGACGACGCCCACCCGGCAGCGTCACGCCCCACAACCATGCCGAACGCATTGCCGTAGAGGTCACGACTGACCGACATTTGCTGCAACCAAAAAGACCGCGGCACAACCGACGGATTCTCAACGAGCTTTGGCTGCGTTGACACCTCAACCGGCAGACCATCAGGACCAGACCTGAACGCCTTGAGCGGCAGTTGGCTGATCGTGTTAGCACGCAAGTTGACGCACGCAATGACCGCAGCCAACTGCAACGCGTCCACACTCGATGCCTGCTGATCGTGAACGAAGTCCTCGCCACGACCCCACACATCTTGGTATGAGAGGTTCCTAGATTCTTGACGACCGAGCCTGCCCAGCATCAGCGTTCAACCGCCAAGCCGAACACAACTAACGCAACACCGGCGACAGCAATGCCAGCCGCTGGCGTCACGATCCACGCAGCAACACTCAACGCGACAGCGCCTAGAACTTGGAGCACAGCAGCAACAACCTGCACGGTGCCTCCCTCGGAGTTAGTAGGCGAACACAGGACGCCGCTTGGATGAATCAGCCACACCGTCAGCAACGGCATAACCCAACGCCTCAACGGCAAGAATGGCGGCAACGTGAGCGTCAATGAATCGAGCGTGGCCAGCCTTGTCAGGTCGATACCCGCCACGAGCTCTACGCCGTTGCGTGTTAGCAACATGACGAGTGAGGACCGGGTCACCAGTGTGGCCAATCTCACCGGCACGGATCATCGTTGACCAACGATCTACCGCAGCAACCATGCGCGTATCGGCTTGCGTTGGAAACAGTGACACCAGCTTGTCGCCGTGTGCTGCCTGCCACTCATCAATCTCGGTCCGCCAGTAAGGCGGATCGCACAACATGCGCACGACGTTGTAATCCTTGAACGCCTGCGCCACTAGGTCACGCACCTCGTTACGAGGTACCCGCCAACCCTTTACGTCGGGATGCTCCCAAACGCCAAGAGGTTGAACGAGCCAATCAGGGAACCTCACCGCCACCAACGCAGTGGCGTCACCAGTGTCGGAACCATCAAAGCCGAGGGCAATGTTGTCACCTAGGGCCAGCCGGTCGGATCGCTCCAACGCCTGCCACAACTCAAACTCGATGAGGTCTTCACTGTTGGCAACAAGCTGGTTGAGGTAGAAGCGTCGAGCGTCAGCCGGGTCGGTAGCCGGGTCGGCTATCTCTTGCACCACCCGATCAAGGTCAACCCATGAGCTAGCGCCGTAAGACTCACGCAACGCAGGCAGCAACACCGACAAGTCATCAAGGTCGTCTACCGGCGAGCCTTCTCGACTGTCATACAACAGACCTGATGAGCCCTTCTCCGCAGCCCCCCAGGAGGACTCAGCCACGCTCTCATCACCGGGCCGGTGTGCGTTCGTTGTCTCAATCGACAGACCAGATGTTTTGCCGACATTGCGTCGAATCGTCGCAGCAAGTTTCACGCCGCCGTTGCGTGGCGTCCACAGGTGCGTCTCATCAAGGATGGCAGCCGACACAGGCTGCCCCTCCCGAGAACCAGCCGCAGCCGACACAGGCTCAAGACGACCGGGCCTGCCGCGCAGATAGATACGAGTCACACCAACATCAAGGCCACACTCGTCAACGACTGGCGACCCGCCAACCATCGCCAACAACTGCGCGTACGTGTTGTCTGTTTGGTCTTCACTCGTCGCCGCAACTTGGACCCACGGTGACGGATGAGGTCGACCCACCGGTTCACCATCAGCGGACCAGCCATCAAAGACCGTCGGCCCAACAAGATGCGCCAACGCCAACCCGCCAACCAGTGGAGACTTGCCCCACCCTTTAGCCCGACGCAACACCGCGCGCCGCACCTCAGGCTTACCCGTCCGACCGTCAAGCCGATACAACCGGACAATGAACTCAAGCTGCTCATCGGTCAGGACCAGCGGCGCCCCAGTGGACTCACCACCCGGCACCCGCAGATAGGCCTCAATCCACTCGGCCACCTGCCAACCCAACGACGGAAACTCACCCTGATACTCAGGCTCACGCCACGGCATCAGGACACAACGCGCAAACGGTCCCGCGTTGCTTTGCTCGCAGTCGGCGCAACCTCAGCCGGAACCTCATCAACAATCGTCCACCGCAAACGCAGCATTGACATCGGCGACAAGCCAAGCCGGTCCTCAAGTTGGCGCACCTCAGCAAGCAACGCACCCGACGCACCATGTTGCTCAGACGCAACCAAGCACCGAGCGTACCGAGCCACTGGACGCAGCCAACCGAGCCGCTCCCACGCCACCGCCTGCGGAGTCAACCACATGGCTTTCCACGCATGCAGCTCATCAGCCGAAGGCTTGTCATTGAGTGGCCACTTCGGTGCAGCACCTTTGCGGCCAGCCTTTGGCAGCTTCTGTGCGTTGGCCTCAAAGCCGTTGATGCGTCCGTTGTTGGGATTGCGTGCCCCGTCTTTAGGTGCTGGTCCTGGCATGTCACACCTCGAGTCTCAAAGCACTACGCAACCTCAGAAAAGGCCGAGGTCTTCTGCGCATTTTTCTGTGGCTAAAAACCGCGCACCGTCACCGTTTTGGACCCGTTGCACCGTGCATCCGTCGCGTATTGCAACCACGACACAGGGTGCGGACCCC